AAAACTTATAGACTGGAACCCGAGCAGACTATTGATTATCGTAACACTGGTAGATATTTGCGAACCCGCCATTTACCGGTCCTCCTCAAGCGTAAGGCTGTATTCGTAGCGTTGCCGCCCCTTGTGCCGAAATTCTAATTCTCCCACAATGCTGCAATAGACCGGCTCAACGATTTCATAGTCACGGATCGAGTCAAAATTGCAGAATACGATGCTGCTATGATTCCCAACCGCATCATACATGGTCTGGATTGCCGTTACCATCGTGCTGTTAGACGGGGGGAAATCCAGACTAAACTCGCGCCAGCCAACTCCCTCGTCCGCCCATTTTTGACGATTTCTGCCGTATATAACGCGATCGCTGCGCTTCTTTTTTACCGAAAAACTATCGAGGGACGTAGGATCGATATCCAAGTATTCGCCGAGCCACAGCCGACCTATTTCAATGTTTCCATCAGTTCCCGTTCTGTCGGTCCAGGTAATGCCGTCAGGGGACGTCATGACAATGGGAGATGCGTCTTCCCTGTTTGTTGCTACCAAAAGGCTCAATTCCGGAGACCAGGCGACCCACGCCCATTCATGATCCGTGGTCGTTCGGCTCGTCCATGTAACACCGTCCGGAGATGTCATAACGCGGTCTTGCGTGCCGCTATCGGCCACGGCCACAAAAAGCGTAAGCTCGTCCACCCATATCACCGTTCGCCAGTTGTTATCCGCAGCCGAAGTTCGCGCAGTCCATGTTGTCCCGTTTGGAGATGTCATTACTCGGTTCCCGCTTCCCGAGGACGCAACTGCGCAAAACAGACGCAATTTGGAAGACCAACAGACGGAACGCCATTCGTTCGCTGCGGCTGCCGTTCGAGCTGTCCAACTTGTCCCGTTGTCTGAAGAGGTGGTCATTACGGTTGCCGTTGTCGCGGCTGTTCCCACAGCAACAAAAACACCGGCTTCTTCTCCCCAACACACGCTTGCCCATTCTCCAGCCGTGGCCGCCGTTCTATTCGCCCATGTTTCCCCGTCTGTGGAATAAATTACCGTACTTGTCGTTGACGAATCGCCCGCCACCGCTATGAAATATTCTTTTCTCGCGGACCACGCAACCGAGAGCCATGTTTTTCCATCCCTTCCGTCAGTTGCGCGCGCAGTCCATGTTGTCCCGTCCGGAGAAGTCATTATTCGTTCATCGGAACCGCCCCATGCGACCGCAACAAAAAGCGTAAGCTCGGCGACCCATACCAACGACGTCCAGCGTTTGTTTTCGCCTGTTTCGCTCGTTTCCCAATTAATCCCGTTCCCGCTAGTCGCTACGAGATTCGACGTTAAGGTTCTTGAAAGCGTGACAAACTTGGATAATTCCGGGCACCACACAATTGCGGTCCATTCTCGTGCGGCCGGGGTGGCATAATTGAGTAATGTGAATTGCCAGTATCGGTAAGCTGCCGAGGTGATAAATTTTAGCGCCATTCCCGCATTATAGGTAATCGTTTCAGCGGATGTTTGCGTAGATGCGTACCAGGTCATAGCACCCGTAGTAGAGGCATACCGAATTATATCATTAGCGTTTACCTGAATTGTGGCATTCGTGACCAGGTTGTGACCCATGATTATAACCGTATCTACCGAGCATTTTTTCCCAAGGTCAACGATGATTGTTTGTGTTGACGTATCGCTGCTATGCCACGCAGTAGATAGCCTTTGGTCCTGCACGTTTTCTATCGGGTATAAGGTGTCTTCGCTGCTCGCTTCTATGACGGCTATATTTGCGTCAATCAAATTTTCATATGCAATTCTCATGTATGGCTCCCTATGTTACCGCTCGCGCATCAATCAACACGGAACCGTTGCGCGTCGCCGGGAATATTTTGTCAAGGATGGGTCGCGAATCCATGGTTACTTGCAGGTGGATGGTCTGGGGTTCCGTGATTGATTCCGAATAGTCGGGGATCATGGAAACGAATCGATTCAGTTCGTCGAGCGGGAAAATGACTTCCGGCTGGTGTGCTTCCGCGGTAATCAACGGCACGCCGCCGGGCCGCGGCATAACAATACCGCCTTCGGCCATTTGGGGGAGGGGTTGCCGCTTTATTGCAGCCGCCTGGATCCCGCCCGTAATCAGCGCAAGAGCGGACAAAGCCAAACCGGCCCACCCGCCTGGACGCGCCAGAAAACCGATGATCGCGGAAGCAGTATCAATCGCTACCTGGAAAAGAGCCAAATCCCGAGCCGCTTTTGCTTGCTTGTATACGATCTTTTTATATTCATCGGTATCTTCTTCGTATTGCGATTTCTTTTTTTCATAGTACGCATCGAGCAATCCACCCGCCGCGCTCGCGAACTCTTTTGTCCCGGAAATCGCATAATTCACAATCGACATTTGCCGTTGCCGCTCTTCCTCAAGTTCGGCCATTTTTTTTGCATGAGCTTCGGCTTCGGCCTCCCGTGTTGTAATCACGCCGTTAAGTCGTTGTCTCAATAAATTTACTCGCCGATTTGATTCATCTTCTATTCGGGCTTTTGTGTTGGCATAGGACTCGCTAGTAGCGTCATCCAGCCGCTTAAGGGCCTCCTCTTTTTCTTCCAGCAAGCGCAATTCTTCCTCGTAGTCGTCCAGCAATTCTTGGTGTTCGGCGATAAATATGCGAAGGTTTTCGACTTTTTGCCCCTGCTCAAGTTGGTTGTCTATTTCGCGCAACAATGCCAGCCGTTTCTCTTCGACTACGTTTATGTCTTCTCCTGTTGATTGGGCGAGTTCGGCACGAGAATCTATCAACGCCAATTCTGCTATTAATGCTTTTTCAGACTCCGCCCATATTTCAGCGCGCAGTTTTGACCCCTCTTGGATAACTACGTGTTGCTGTTCGAATGCGTCTATCTCTTCTTTCAATGCCTGAATTTCTAGTTTGCGAGCCTTTAGGTCCTCTTCTTGGACTTTAGACAAGTCCTTCCCGTATAGTTCTATGGCGAATTCTAGTTCGTCTGAAAGTGCTTTGTGCCAATACACAGCGTCTTCATATGCCCTCAATTTTTCGAGCGCTATGCGACGTTCTGATTTTTCCACACCCGCATAGTCTTCATATGCTTCTGTGAGATCTTCCTGTTCCTCGCGCGCCTCCCTTGTCCGTCTCGCCAGCAACGCAATCGTTCCGGCCAATGCGGCAACGGCACCAATTACCAATCCGATAATTGTCGTTTTTGTCGCAATGTCCAGGGCCTTCACCCAAACGATAACGGCCTTGATTGCCGTTACGGTAGTACGGAATCCCTTTACCAGCTGCCCCACGACAATTATTCCTGGACCAAGCGCGGCAGCGATCCCGCCGCTTATTAGCAAAAATCGCTTTGCGGTGGGATTTAGGTCATTTATCACTAACAACAGGTCGTTTATCCCGGTAACAATTTTATTGACCGCCGGGAGCATAAGGTTGCCAAAGCTGACCCCCACGTCCACGATGCGTGCTTTCATGATCCGCATCTGGTTCGCGGTAGAACCCGAGGTGAGGTCAAAATTGCCGATAGCATCCCCGGATTGTTCCACAATCAAGTCCAGGGTAATCATGGAGTCATTCAGTAGTTTTGCCTGGCCGGTAAGGTCTTTCGTGCCGGTCTCAAGACGGCGGGTTTCAATGTCGGCTTCAGATATTTTCGTACCCAAAGAAACAAGCGCATCACGTTCGCCGAGCATTGCCTTCGTGATAATTTCCGAGGCACGCGCGGCACCACCCTGAATGTTGTTGTAGCTGGCAAGGTCTACGGCAAGCCGCTGAACGCGATCCGACAAATCGAGCGCTTGATTAGCGTTCGCGCCGAATCCCTTCAGCAGGTCGCCGGTAGAGGAAAGCAATCGCTGAGATTCGCTATAGGCAAGCCCGTAATTGTCTGCAAGATTTTTAGCAGTGGCTTCCGCCTTTTTTTCAATTCCGCGGAATGCAATTGCGAATTTGTCCGCCGTTTCTTCTGCGTCCACGGCAAATTTCACCGCCGCGCCGGCCGCTCCCAAAATGGGCAGCGTTACAAACTTCGTAAGGTTTTTTCCGACTTTTAGCGCTTTTTGTTCGAATCGGTCTAACTTGTCCTGGGATTTGTCTATGGATTGGTCGAATTCTACATTGTCGCCGACAATGCGAACGACCATATCGCCTAGATTGGGCATTTACACGTCTCCATATTTGGCGCGGTATTTTTCCTTCTTCGCATCGCTTCGCGCCTTTTCGTCAATCAATCCCTGTTGGCGCATTTCTTCGCGGAGTTGCTTTACCTGGTCATAGCTCATGTTTCGCACCGAGCTTTTTTCCCCGTTGCCCTTCTTGCCGTATTTCATTTCTACGCCGAGATTGTGGTACAGCAAAATCTGACCAATCGTCATGTTCCATAGCAGGTATTCTTTCGTTGCCCATGGATAGAGCAACGCCATGCTTACGAAGATGCGGCCGAGGTGGACGTTTCCGTCCCCTGGGCCGCTGTCAAGTTTTTTTGGTACGCCTCCGCGCCCTTATACGCATCCTCAAGCGTTTGCTTTATGATTTCCGCAAATGCGTTGATCTGCTGAGGTCCCGTGTTCTCAAGAAACCATTGGCGGTCCAGTTCGGGGTACTTCCATTCGCAAAACAGCACGCACAAATCAATGGTGAGGTCGAACGCTTTTTTCGTTTCATCCCCACCTTCTTGCATTTTCTCAAGGTTTATTTTTTCGAGCTCTCGGACAACGTTATCAACCTCCCACGTAATCGCGGTTGGAATATAGGAAACATCAATTTCCTTGCCTCCCAGCCGAACCAGTTTTTTTGCCGGTCGCAGCGTGTCCAGATCATAAACCTTGTTTCCCATGCAGTTCTCCTTATATTTCGTCGTGCGTGATGCAGTACAATTGGTATCCGGCCGTTCGGCTTGTGTCGCGTTTTCCGGTCAGCGTAGCAGGCATGACCGCTATCGGGTCGGAATCGTTGTCACTTTTGAATTGCAGCGACGGGCCGTTGTCGAGCGTTGCGTAGTAGATAGTCAAAATCGTTTGCACGGTCGTTCCCGATATGGTTCGCGTGTTGGTCAGCCGGAACGCTCGCGGAGTCATTGTGTCTTGTCCCCCGGCGTGAATCGTTGCCACGCTCGAAGTCGTAGACGTAATGATTGCCCCGCAATGGATCGCGGTCAAAACCGATGCGTCGTACTCAATCATTTCGAATGAACACGTGCACGTTTCTTCGGCAATTCCTTCTATCGGGTCGGGGGCGTTCCCTGCCTGTACATCGTATTTCTCGATTACGTGCTGAAAATCGTTGACGATCCCAGCGCCGAGATTGACAAAGGTGCCGCCCGCGGTGGCCGCCGTTTCTATTTTGCAGTTGCCGATAATCAGTTTATCGGTATCAACTGACGTATTCTGGTAAACAGGCATTGCGCCCTCCTTAACTCACCGTTGACGATGGGTAAACCATCGTGATCGTTACCGGAGCATTGTATATCGAATCTTCGGGTTCGGGTAATACCCCCGGCATCCCGGACAAAAACGCTCGCATAATATCGAATCCGTTTTGTGTCCCATATATTCCCGTTGAAGATGTCCCGTGAAACAAATCAACTACCTCTCGCGCCAAATCAAGCGCTTCCCCCGGGTCTTGAGCTCGACAATTGACCGTATAGTCCTGCGTCTCATAGCCGTTTTGTCGAATCCCTATCCCGGATTCAAAATAATTGATACACGGCAAGCCGGTATTTTCCGGCCGATTCCCGTGGTAGATACGAGTACTCGTGATAGCGGTTATCGCCGTAGTCTGGTTCAGCGTCCACCCTATCGCCTGGTATGGCTTCATGCCGCGTTCCTCAAATATTCTTTGAGTTGCAACCGGCCTTTATGCATGGCGACCGTGATCGCCTGTCCCCTTGCCAATGCGAGAGCCGGACGCAAAAAGGCTTGTGCCTGGCTTCGGTACGTCCCGAACTCGATATACGGTCCATATTCGACCGCCGTTCCCACGAGTACAATCCAATCGCTGTTCGGCCTATGAATTACGTCGAGCATGGAAGCCGGCGAGAGGGGACTGCTGCCGGTATATCTCGCCTGCGTGGTAATGCTTCCCGCCAATCGGCCGGTATCAACCGGACTCAGCGTTTTTGCATACCCTTCGACGATCAGACCGACCTCAAACATCGTTTTCCCCGTCGCCTTTTTCGCGGCAATTTTGACCTCTTTGCCGTTCCAGTTTCCCGATGTTTCTATGCAATAGGCCATTAGTTTATCAATTTCATCGTGAGCGTTTTTACGCGCCCCTTGTTAAACACGTCGTCCGGCCTCCCGGTCACTTCATACGTGTTTCCGTCATATACAATTTTGTCGGTAAACAACACGTCGTCGTCGGCCTGGCATGCGAGCACGTGGGTGGACACCTGCATTTGCTGTTCGCTCAAATAGATGTCTCCCGCTCCGATCTGCCATATTGCGGCCTTGTTAAGCGTAGTCAACACCGTTGCCGCACTATAGCTTCCCATGCCGTCCATGGTTATCGTTTCCCGCGCAACCTGCACGCTTTCGACCAGGTTCAGGAATCCCGCATAGCTCATTGTGTCATTGCTCCGAAATGCGGGATGGTATACTCCATGAGCGGCGCCAGCAACGCCTTTGGGTATCCGTAATCGACGCCATATGACACAGAATACGGCCCAAGCCTTTCCGACCGGACGCCGGTCAGCTTTGGTCGCTCTTCGTAATCATACCGTATCAACTGGGCGACAAGAGGCTTTATGCCCTTCGGCCAATTGACCACAGCGAAGTAAATCGTCGCTCCCGTGGCCTCATCGTTGAAAGATGCTGAAAACGTGCTCGCAATGGTCAGCGATGACGTACTCACCGAATCAATCGTGAAATACCCGTCGTTGCGATAGCTGTCTTTTATGAGAATATCCATTCCCGATGCAAATTGCGCGGATGCGAAATTCTCACCTCGGGAGGTCACCGTTGCCGAGCTCGCGTCAAACGTTGCGTTTACTTGCGCCAGGATGTAAAGCTGCGTGTCCCGGTCATACCAGCGGTCGTATTCGTTGCGGTAGTACCCGAATCGACTATGAACGCGATTTATGAGCGGTTGAACGGTGAATGGATTGTTGCAGATATAGCGCAGACGATCTTGAACGGTGGGAATAAGCGAAGTGATTATGCTGTCATACGTCGATGCGGATATTCTAAGAAATTCCTTGGTTTCGGCGAGGGTTATTACCGACATAGCATGCTCCGTTAAATAGCGCGCCCGAAGGCGCGCCAATATCGTTTAGTACGGAGTCATGTACCCGACTTCGAACGTTACCGTTCCCGCGGTCGGCACCGTAAATATGATTGTGCCTCCGGTCGTTTTGTACCTCGCGGAATCCCACGAGGAGCCGACATATACGGTCTGGTTCGTCGCAATGGTTATCGACAACGCTCCGATCCCCTCAGCCACCATCGGGTCGTCGCTCGCTCCGAGGCTTACGATTACCGATGCGGTAGTGCTGACGTTTGTCATTCGGACGAACGTCCGGGATAGGTCGGTTACCGATATGGTACACGTTTCGGCCGTAGACGTAATGCTGTTGGCGGTGACCGGCGCCGTCCCGATTACAGTAATGGACGTAAGAGTATCAGCCATGATTCACCTCCCCTAATTCGCCGTCTCGGCAAGATACGCACATGCGAGCATATCCGGTCGAATGACTTTTGCGTCGTATACCCATAGACCGTCAACGTTCGTTGCTCGGCGTTTTTCAGCCGGGCGGATACGAATATTGCCGCTTATCGCGCCTGCGTAGCCTATGGCCTCGGTTCCCGAACTCGCCAGGATGGTGTATACCGTCCCGCTGGTCTGCACGTTGTTGCTCACGTACACACGCGAGAATCCGACAATGGGCATGTTGACATACCCCTGCGCAAACACGTCTGCGTTTGGCATTTTGTCGGTAACGCCGGCGAGCGTCAGTTTTGTGATTACCCACGGTGGAACCACGCACCAGCGGTTTTCCATGGGGATATTCGCCTCGGTCATGGTTTCGGCAAACTCCGCAAGGTGCTGCACGATGGTACCCGACGACGATGCGGCCGGAGCCGCGGCCGTTTTATAGGTAACGCCTGCGTCGCTATATTTCCCTGCGATATACGTGTCTATGCCGTCGCGGATTCGATAGCTACCGCGTTCTATTCCGGCTGCAAGAACGTCAACGGGAATGAACCGCTCATCGGTTTCGTCCAACTGGAACGCAAAATATTTCTTTTGCGCAATGACCATCGTCAGGGATGCGTCGTCAAGTGTCTGGAACGTCATGTCCGAGTATGCGGTATAATCGCTGACGTCTACTTCGCCGATCTGGTTGAACTTAACGGACCCACCGATGGTCGCCTGGCCGGTAAAATTCTGGTTGGTCAGGTTCCCATAGACAAGGCTTTTCTGCAAAGCCGTCATGAGGGCGTTGTTCCATACAGTCGGCTTTAGGTTCATCAAATAATCAGCCATTGATTACCTCGATTGTAGGGATTGATGATATTTTATCGAAGCAAGGACCTTGTCTGAATTCTGGGAATACTCGGCGGCCGACATTTCGTTGATCTGGTCAATCGTGTAGTATTTGTCCCCATGGTCTGTTGCTTTCTCCGGCGTCCGGCCATGTTCACGAATAATACCCTCACGCACCTTTCCTTCGTGTGCGTCCAATATCGCCTTGAGTCCTTCGGCACTTTTGCGTAGCTCCTTCTCATCATTCCCCGAAATGTAATTGGCCGCATCTTTCGGTAATTCCATCTCGGTGATAATGTTTAGGGCGGTCAGTCGCAATTCCGCCTGCTGCTGCTGTCGGTCCTTCTCCGCAAATTTTATTTCGAGCTCTTTGATTCGTTTCTGCTCTTCGGTCTCTTCCGGGTGTTCCTTCGCGTATCGCTCCTGGTAGATTTTGTCCAGGTTGTTTTTTTGCCAATTCTCGAGGCTGTCCTTGAAAAATCGATCCCGATAGCTTTTGAGCACATCGTTTTGCTCGATAAACCGTCCGACCGATTTTTCGTCCAACTTCGAGAGCGGGTTCAACGATTGGATAAATTGCTGTACCGCTTCGCGATTGTCCTCGGGAACCATCCCGATCAATTCATTTTCGTCCATGTAGTACCTCGCAACCCCGCACGTAACGGATTTTGGCTATGTTCCGCACGGTGTATGATATAGTGTACCACACTGTATGATTATTTGAAAGAAAAAAGCAAGGGGCAAAAAAAAGCACCCCGAAGGGTGCTCGCTTAAGCGCTCTGGGTGTCTTTGATTTGCTGGCTCGCTTCGGCCAAGTGGGTGCCTTGTTTCGTCTGGCTCGCTTAAGCAGAGTGGGTGTCTTGTTTCGTCTGGCTCGCTTAAGCAGAGTGGGTGTCTTCCGTTTCGTGGCTCGCTTTTCGGCCTTGGGTGTCTTCGCAATAATGGCTCGCTTCGCTGTTTTGGGTGTCTTATTCGTCGTGGCTCGCTTTGATACAGTGGGTGTCTTGCGCACCGTGGCTCGCTTCACCACTCTGGGTGTCTTATGCAGTATGGCTCGCTTCTCGGCGTTGGATGTCTTCGCAATAATGGCTCGCTTCCGCGAAGTGGGTGTCTTCCTACCTTTGGCTCGCTTCCGCGAAGTGGGTGTCTTCCTACCTTTGGCTCGCTTGATCATTTTGGAAAACTCTATTCCATAGGCCAGCCGCGCGCTTGCGGCGGGATTATGTGCTCGTGTCCAAGGTGCTCCGCTGCGTATGGATCATTGATCGGAAGTCCCATAATGGTCCTCCCCACCTTCCAGTAATCACGAAGAAAATGCTTCATCATGACGCGCATTGCATCCCCATGGCGATGCGACGGTTTTGTGTCTTTCCATGCGCATTGTACGCGAACTCCTTGCGTATTGTACGAACTGGTCATCAGTTCGCTTTGGCTGGTTTTGTCTTTCCTGGCGTAATAGACCTCCGCATAGGGACTACCGAGTTTTATCATGGCGCAGGCCGTCCGATATAGCGCCGTGCGCAATTTCTTGTTGCCGCCTCCCGCTACGGTCTTCTGGTATCTCTGCCATGATGCCGCGTGATACCCGACATATTTCCATACGCTCGAACAATTCGGCGCTTTCGTCAAATCCACATAAACGATCAAATATGCCGCCGTCAATGGACCGACTCCCCGGATGCTCATGCACGCATTCATGAGCGTGTCATATTCCCGGTATTCAATCGCAAATTTTTCGAGCTTTTTCCGGGAAGCCGCTTCAAGCGCGGTGGCCTCTTCGAACATTTTTTCCAGGACTTCTTTGCTGTATTCGCTATCGGTTCTCCGGGCGAACGCCAGCAACTGATTGGAAATCTTTATTCTCAGCTTTAACAATTGCTCGCGCTCGTCAATCGCAGACTTCAGATCGTCAAGTTTTTCCGGTCGCTCCCGGCGGATATTATGCCAAACCATGTGTTCAACGGGATCGACGACGATATAATTCCACTTCGCATACTCGCCGTTTTCGGCTTTTGGAATGTGCCGGCTGGTGTCAAACATTGCCGGATCGTCTTCCGGGTCAAGGAACGGTATCTTTAATGCCTCTTTACCCATCTATTCGCCTCCATGCCATCCAATATACCGCTATAGCATGCCATAGGCAACCGTTACGCTCTGATTTTGTCAACTTGCTCGGGAGTCGGGATGTATGCTCCGGAGTCGTCCAGGCGCTCGCGCCAGTCGTCATAGGTGGTGTACGGAATAATCCCGCCGTCGCGCGTGCGGCGAATGATCGGCGCAAACCCTTCCACCTCAAATCGGCGGCGGCACCTGCAATTGATATCGAAACTTGCCACGCCGGAAAGTACCGGGCCTGGGGTTTCGAGCATTTCGCCGTTATGCGAAACGCGCCACAAGCCGTCTTCCCCGCGGGCCTGCCCGTCCAGCGCCTGATGCGACGGCCGCGTTCTGCCGTCCAGCGTCGCGTCCCATATCTCGCGTCCGGCAATGCCGTTTTTCCGCGCCACGTCATATATCGCTTCGGTCCCGAGCGATTGCGCGCGCTGACCTTCGGTCCTGGCGATCCGCATAGCTTCATAGGCATTGTTTCCCATGGCGTTCATGATCTCGCGCATCATTTTCGGATAGCTTTTGCCTTGGATCAGTCCCTGCGTTATTGCCGTGCGAATTCTGTTCCGCATCGCCGGCTCGAGCGTGTTTTTTGCAATGAGATCAAGCGGATTCCCTGTAGCGGCTGCAATCGCATCACGGTTTATCAATCCCCACGAGAGCGATACCTGCGCATGCTGGTCGAATGCCCATGCATACCGGAAATAGCTCGCCTCGTAGACCTCCTCGGCTATGCGATCGATATCTCCCACGGCGATTTTGTACGTGTCGCGCATGAGATCGCTGATTTCTTTGTCCAGGGTTGCGTACCGGTTATACTTGGTCATTTCGGCGAGCGTCAACTTCCCGTCCGGCGTTTTGACCTTCTGGTACAATCGGCTCATCTTTGTTCGGATTTCTTTCAGCGCCTGGGCATATGCGAGGAGAAGCCGTTTTTCGCCGGCGCTTTGTATTTGCGCGAGCGCTCGGGCGACTCGCTTGTCCAGGCTATCCCAATTCAGATTCGGCATTTTCCAGCCCGCTTATAATGGACTGCATTTCCGGCCGCTCTTCCTTAAACTTTTTCGCGAGCTCGGCGGGATTGTCGATAAACGACATGAGAGCGTAAATCGTTTCCAGCGGCAGCACCGACATGCCCTTGACCAGCGTATCGATTTCCTGATCGATGTCTTTCGGGAATCTCCGCGTAAACACGTAGCGCAGCGAATACGGATCGATCGCGACGCGCTTATTTTCCCGCCAAAACGCGGTAAGCATTTCGTATTGCCGATTATAGGATTTTTTGAATTTTCGTTCCGTGACCTGAGCCGACATTTCCAATCGCAGCATTGCAATCTGCCAGCCGATTACCCGCATGTTCCCGCCTTTGTCCTGGGACAGGTCAATGCTTTTCGCGAAGCTGTAAATGTTCCGCCGGATTTCCCCGAGGATTTCCATAACGAACGGTGCGGCACCGCCAAGATTTTTTCCCACGAATCCGATTTCGCCGTCCTGCGGCAACGGCCAGATTCCCGTCTGTTCGAGCTGTCTCTCGAACTCGGCATTCAGTTTCATTCCGGCGCCGCGCGCCCACATGTACGCCATGCGCAATTGCTCTACTTCGCTTGTCGCGTCGCTGGTAATTGCGTCGTATGCGTCGATCAAATCAACGACCTTCTTGGGTTCGGACAACGCTTCCTCATTGTTTTTGAACTCAATGAGCGGCACACCGGCGAAAAAATGCGGTTGCCGTCCGACCGTCCCTTTTGATTCGTCCAGAACAATCAGCCCCTGGTCGTCCTCCATGTAGTATGTTACAAACGTTTCGTCGTACCATTCGATGCGGTAACGCTTGGATTCTTTGATTTCCGACTTCCGGGTCATCCCGAATTCCCGAACATCTACTTGCCAGTATCGCATTCCGTAGGACGGCCGATCCATGCGAGCATCGTAATACACAACTGCTTCCCACGGGTCAATATTCATGATATGTGCGTCCGCGTCGTCTGCTGCAGCATATAGCAGCCGATAGGCTTTCCCGGTAATAGCCGCCATTTTTACGAGCTCGCTATTCGCGTCACCGGTCGATTCCCTGTGCGCGAATCGCGTCAAAAATGCATTTTGCTCGTCTGCGGCAGTTTCGCCTATCCGCCGATCGTCAATTTCGATGATAATCTCGTTTCCCATGTATCCGGTTTTGAGATCCACGATATCACCATAAAAATCATTGGGAACACGCTCCACGCATTTCTCGTAATTGGCAAACTCCTTCTGGTATATGGGAACCCCGGACCGCTCTTGCTTGTATCGTAACCAGAATTTTTTTTGCGTCCCGGCCTCGTTGCGCTTGTGCTCGTCTATGAGATCGCGGAACATGTTCGATACGATAACCTGGTTATCACTCTGTATCGCTCGTAGTATGTCGTCTGTGTTTTGGGGCATTGTCGCCTCCTTAGTTTAGGCCGCGGAACCCCGATTCGATGATTGGCGTGGTATTGTAGTCCAATTCCATAACAATGTACCGCAACACGTCCGGGCCGTCGTCGTCAACCTTCAACGGTTCTTCTCGGTACGACTTTCCCTCTTCATACGGCCGCCAACAGTATACACCCAATTGCCGTATTAGTTCGGTACATGTATTAAATATCATAACTCGGGGCCTTCCGTCTATTTGATCGACCATGCGCTGTGCTACTTTGTCCAGCCCGAGGAGCACCGCCTTGTTCGCCGGCTGTGTCGGAATATCGTGTGCTTCGTATTCCAGCCGTTCCTGGGCGTCGTGGTCGCTCACGGTCCATATGTAGTGCTCGTCTTTCGACAAATCTTTTATTCGTTCGGCATGGTGGCGGATCAGCGTGTTTGTTTTGAAATACTCTCGATAAATATAGAGTCGGCCGTCTCCGTCAATTGCGCCCCACAGCATAACGAACGGGTGCACCGTCCCGAAGTCGATTCCGCGTACTCGTTGCCAATCATCGGGTATTTTGAACGGTTCGCAGGTATGCGTGCCGCGGTCGAATGATTCGTAGATTATGCCTTCCGCAGCGACCCACAATCCCTTGATGCGGCGGTCATACCACATTCCCGATGGAGTGTTGCGTTTGACGTTCTCTATGTACTCGGCGGTCAGAAATTGATTGTCTTCAAGGCGGCAATGGTGCGCGGATATCGCCAATCGATTGTCCTGGTTGCGAATACCCGTTTTGTCTATGTAGTCGGTTTTCACGAAATGGTACGGATGGTCTGGGTTAGTGTCCCAAAATATGCGCGCACCGGCTCCGGAGCATCGGTTGAACGCTTCTACAATGGTGTTCGGGTGCTGGTTCGTGACTTCATTCGCGTACCAGCCGTAAGACGTCATTCCCGTCATTGCTTTGTAGGATGATTCGTTGTCCGCCCCGAAACAATTCATAGTGTGCTTGCCAAGCGCGAACCGATTGAAATTGTCCATGCGTATCGTTTTCCCGAGGAGGTCTTCGAGAGGCGAAATGACGTTGCGTTCGAGGCTCCCGATACTTCGGCCGGTCATGATAAAGTCTTTGCGTGGTCCGGGGATTTTCCCGACATGATAAAGCCACAACACATTGTTTAGGTGCGTTTTCCCGGAGCGGACCGCGCCCTCGAGGATTAAATGATAGGGATTGTCGCAGATAGCATGCTGAAATACGGCCGCTTGCTTATCTGAAAATTGCCATTCACCGATCGTTACCAAAATATCTATCCACGGCTTTTGCGAATTTTTCCAGCGGGTCGTCTACAACATGATCGATTTCGCGGCGGTCGCGCCAGCGTTCGGGCCGACGGTTTTTTAGCCAAAATATTTGAGCGGTTACGTTAGGAGCAAAATATCGCCGCGTCAGATGCTGTTTTACGATGTTTCCGTTTTCGTCTTTTTCCGCCGTCACTTCGTCTTCCGTATAGCCCAAAGCGGACCGCAACAACGACGCCTCCACCTTGTCGTCCGGTTCGTCCTTGCCCCGTTTTATCGCTTCGGCAAATTCAGGATGTTTGTTTTTCCAGTTATTGATTGTCCATTCGGAAACACTCATGTATTCGGCCATTTGCTTGTCGATCATTCCAGACCTCGCAAGCATTTCGGCCACCATGGGCGCATATATGGCGCTGTATTTCGAAGGCCGTCCGCGGGTTTCCTTTTTTTTATTCTTCGGCGCTGCCATATGCTTTTAGTTTCCCGTCTTGAATATCATAGAGTTTTGTATGTTTCACGTAACGCTCTGCAGGCTTTTCTTTTATCAACCGCATAAAATCATGTTTCTCGGAATTGTTGGGAAAAACAAATGTCACCATGTAATCATCTTTTGCGATTTCGTGAGTGGTGCCTTCTGCGTTTTCGGTGCTTACGGCCGCGCGGTGTTCGCGCTTTGCCTCTTTCAACTTGTCAATTTCCCGAATTCTATCAACCTCGTTTTTCACGTCTTGCTGTTGCTCGAACGCGGTAAACACGTCCTCTGATAATTGAGTATCTGCAAAAATCAGGTCTATGTCATATTTGTCGAACCCGAGATCCTTTTCAAAATTTATGTCAGGCCACTCCGTCTTTATTTCAGCCAATTTTTCTTCGTCCCACTCGCCCATAACCGACGGATTGTTAAGCGTGACATTGGCTTTCACTTCCGTTTCCGGCTCTAAATCGACAACGGCAACGGTAAGCTCATATGCGGTAGATTTTAATATCGAATCCATTTGTTCAAGGCGCTGGTGTCCCGCAACTATATTCCCGGTCCGCTTGTTCCATACTACAGGCGACAGCGATCCATAATCCCTAAGAGATTTTCTTAGTTTTTTTTCTGCCGCGACACTTATTTACATGGCGTTGAGCCCATTCCGCAATGGGAAACAATTTCCTGTATTTTGCGTCAATCCCGTTCGGAGCAAGCGATAATTGCCCTCGTCTTTGCAGGCTTTCATCTTTCCGGTAAGCGTATGCAATCCAGCTATACCCCTCGGCACGAATAGCTTTTTCAAATTGGCCCATTGTTACTTTGTGTTTCTTGTCTCGGTAATTTAGCAAGTACCCTACATCGGGATGCGCGCGTCGAATAATGTTTATGCGATATCGATCCTCGTAATAGCGCAAAATCTTTTCTTCATAGGAGAGCTCGGGGCAAAAATACAGGAAAATTACATGCTTTATGGTGTTCGGCGCATATTGCATAAAAAGATCCAGCATAACCGTTGAATCGCGCCCGCACGAAAACATACACGCCACGTCAACGCACGTTTCCGCAATTTGAAAAATAGAATTATACAAACGCTTCATCGTAAAAAAAGCCGCCCGTATAATGCCCGGGGCGGCTTGCTGTTTTTTCGCGTTTCGCTTTTATCTCAACCGGCCGCGGACAATGGCTCGGGGAAGATTCGCTCTGAAACGCTGTCCGGCACTAGGATCATTCGGCATAATATCTCTCCTCCTCTACGAAGAAACCCATTTTACGGGCGTTTCGTCAAGTTTAGCCTGCATGGTCCATATTTTCAAGCGGCCTTTAACATTGTGTATCGGCTTGCCGAATAATACGGCATTTTCCAATATGAAATGATACGAACCGGCCGTTGACTACGGCGATTTGCTGTTCTGTATCACGTCTACAATATCGACCATACCGACAATCGAATGCGCGCAGAATAGCGTATCGTTTTCCAATTGCTTCGATATTTCCGTTTTTAGCAATCGGTATTCTCGTATATATGCCTTGTTTTTCAGTACGAGTCTATCAGATTTCACGGTCAAAATTTTTGATTTTTTTATTTGATTGCCGTCAAGATCGAAGCATCTGTTATATTCATGAAAAAGCGGCAACGGATACATTTCGTCGAATAAATCGTTGTTGTCGATAGAGCTTGCATGAATATAAATCTTGCCGCGGAATTTCGTATTCCATGCTCTATTTTCTACGGTTTTTAGCGCACTACAAATAAGTGTCGCGTGCGGTTGCCGAACGCTCAAAAGATTTATGCTATCCATAGGTGTGTGATATAAAACCATTGCATAAATGGCAAGCAAAAAAATAGCGCGCCGATTAGCGCGCTATTAATTGGCGATTGGTTCGTTACTTTTGGAGTCGGCGCATGTCAAGATTCGGTACAAATATCGGTTCTCCTCCGTTTTCTGCTTCAAACACGGTTCCGATTCGTATTGGCGCCGATGCTTCACTTGATCCGGAATCAACATAGATGTCAATTCCGTCCTTACCTGTACAGTCAATAAATGTTTGCGCCGATACGCCAACATTCCAGCCGCGGCACTTGACCGTTAAGCCGGTTTTTGCCGATCCGGTTTTTGTGGATAGTGTTTTTCCGGAGCCGCTAACAGTACCATAAAATCTTGCCATTTCTTCTAACTCCTCAAAAAATATTAGCATGATAGCATGCCACTAATCCGGCCGACATTTAGTCGGCCGGATCGATTGCGCGCTATCTATTTCCGATGCATATCCAGTCTATGAGACCTTTCGCATCGATCATCAGTTCTGTTTTTGCGATAGCAATTCCGGCTTTCCGGCTTACTATCCATTTCTCGAGCATAGGTCCGTATTGCCGAGTAATCGTATATCCTCGGTATCGATATACTTTTCTTAGCACGGCACTTTCTACAAACTCGAAGCCTAGTTCTGTTTTTTCGCCTATTTCCATTGGTAAGACTCCTTTATTAGCCTTTGGATTTCATCCAATGCGGAAAAACGCAATTCAAGATTTTTTCGGCATTCAGCCGATTCTTCGATTATGTACCTTGCTACGCTTAACCAATGGCGCGCGTCCGATTGGCGCGCGCACATTTCATTGACATATTGTCGTTCGTTCATTTTGACTCCTTTATAAAATCGACGCTTTCAAGAACTCGCCATGAATCTTGACGGTCGAAACCGTAGAATCTGCCAAGCCGATAATCGCTTCCAACCGGAAAAATATTGTCGGTTGGCGCCATATAGATTTCTCCATTGGCGCGATACACTTCATAAACCGAACCATATAGGATGCAAAAAATCCTATATGGCCGTTCGATTTCCTGATTTCCGATATACTCTTTTCCATTTCTGCAACTCCTCAAAAAAGATTGTACTATTATATATGCATATACCATGCCATGTTGGAGACAATATACCAATCGGTAAATACTTGCTATGCAATGATTTACAAATTGGCATTATCGCAAGAGCTCGATATTTTTTGACACACCACAGAGCGCGATTTTTTCGGATTGCGCGCTATTGATACACTTTTTTGCCGATCCATGGCATGGCATGGCAATGTGACACACATTGAGATAATGGAGATACAAAGAAATCGCAACTTGCCATATAGCAACGATTTATAATGCCATGGCATGGCATACTTTATGCATTAATATTGATATCAATTTTTGAGGAGTTATTGAAATGGCTGAAACGAAATCATTAAAAGCGATTGTTAAGCGCGAAATGCGCGCCGACAATTTGTATTACACTACGGCATATCTGTATGCTGACGGCATATCTCTATGCGTAGAAAAAAAGAGTCCGTACACTACCAATGGATCTCGCATTGCTGTCTGGTATCACAAGGAGTGCCAGATAACTGGATTCCGCAAAGACACCGACAATGAAATTGCAAGAATTGTTTTGCGGAATCCGTCAATTCTACTTATAGGCGACATCAAAAGCATTAACGTTTATTGGCGCAATGCATCGGACGCCGATAGAAACAACGGCGTTGATAGGCGAACATTGGAAGTAAAATTCGTAAACGGCGTAGAATTATATTTCGACGAAATCGCCTATGCCGATAATCCTACGCATTACTATTGCAGTGAAATGACGATACAACGTTTGCACGATTGGCCATGGCATGGTCGAATGCCGGCAATCGAAAAAGACAAGATCGAGCTTGTAAGCTAGTTCGTGAAATTATCGGCCGACTATATGTCGGCCGATTTCTTGACGACCTAGTCGTTAAATCTTTCTCGAGGAGTTGAGGAAATGGAAAAACAAAAAATGATGATGAGTAAAGAGGAAAAATCTTTACGCAAAAAATTCGCTATCGTCGATGTGTACGATAGCGTACAGGACCGGCTTGCAAGTATTCCGGTCCTATCAGTTCAGGATATCGCCGAAATGCAATCCGGTTGTTCGGTTCTGGCAATTCGGATCGGCGATTCATGTTTTACCAATGTTGCATTAATTCCAGAGGAGAAATAGCGATGAAAAAAATCATAGACGGAAAGCGATACAATACCGAAACTGCCGAGAAATTGGCCGACAATTACTATCGCGATGGAGCTAATCGGCTCGCCAATGGAATAGCATTGACGCTATATCGAACACCACGCGGTCGATATTTTTGGCTTCGCGAATCTATTTGGCAAGGTGAAAAGCCTGCCGATATTTTCACGGTCGATGAACTGGAAATCGATATGTATGATTTTTTCGAAAATAATACAAAACATACTACGTTTTTTGCGGCATTTCCTGACGTCACAATAGAGGAGGCATAATCCAAAGCGGCCGACAATTAGTCGGCCGCTTTTTTTTGCGCTTCATACTTTTCTACGTATTTCATAAGCTCTTGAATCCGTTCCATATTTTTGGCAATACCTATTTTGTTTTTGAGCTCAAGCTTGCCGCCACACCTGGCGCACGGTTCCCCGGAATGGTCCTTCCCGTCGTCTGCATGCGCATGTATCCCACACTTAGGACAATAAAGCTGCTTGCGCATGTTCATCATGTATGAATACAGATCGACGATAGGGTTCTGCGTTTCCACAAAGCTCATAGCGCCGTCCTCGCTTTCGATAACAAACGCACCCGACCGCGCCAGGTACTGCTCCGTGACCCGCTTGATGTATTCGGGCGTCTGCCGCTTTGCTTTGCCCTTATTTTTTATCACCTTCTCGATGCTCGTGTACGGAATCTCGGTAATCGTTCCCTTGTCGGTCGTATACATGGTTTTCAGGGACAGGCGCCAGCCGGTAATGAAGTTTTTTTTGTAAAACAGGTGGATTTTTTGCGTATACACCCCGTTGTCGCTTTTTATGACCTCGTTTTGCTCTTTTTCGGCCGCAGCCCGAAGCGATTCTATGTCTAGGAGCGATTCGTGCTCTTCCCATTCGATAGGCACGTCGATCGTTGGCGCATTCCCCGGAGAAGCGGCCTTTGCCGGTCGTTTTACTGTATACATAGTAAATCGGCTCTTGTTGTGTGGGAATCCGAAGTCGCAGCCTGCGAGAAACACCGTCCCATACCCGACCTTATCCGCGACAAACACCTGGAGGGGCGGCGAGCATGCAAGCAACGTGAGCTCGGTCAGAATAAGCAATTTGAATTCCGTCATGTCCCGCGTGCCGCCGCGCACCGAATACATATGCTTTTGCGTGGTCGCGTAAAAGCTATCCGGCCTCCCGATGTTTTGCCGATACAGCAACACCTTATTCGGCCAATTTTCGTATAGATCGGGCCATACTCCCGGATGAGCGACCAATTTCGCCTTCGTTTTTGACCAATCTACGCCGGCCAGTTCGTCCCATTGGCTGAACGGATCGAGCGCAACAATGTAATCGGGTTCTATCCCGTGATACATGAGCGTAAGCGCTTGACTCGTGCTGCACACGATTCCGCCGTCCCATTTTTTCAGATGCTTGATGCTTAAGTCCAGGCTCGGACCGGACCCGATAACGAACACCGGGCCGTGTTGCCTTGGCTCTTGGCTGATATCATATGCACGCCCGGCGTTAATCATTGCAAGAATATGCTGATGGTTATACGCGCTATTGTACTCCTCATGTATTTGCTGTTTCATCATGGTCCCAAAATTGAATTGACTCGAATTGCTTCGGTATGCCGATTCAATGGGGATTTCATTTTTCATGTCACTCGTGATTTTTTCTTCCTGCGTACTCATAATAAACCTCCGGGCCTTTGCCCTTTAATATGTAGTGCTCCATGAGCACTTCCGCCAAAGCCCATTCCTCTTGCGTGTCCACTTCGAATTGTTGCCACAACGGGACTTCTATGTACGAGACATCCAGCCTCGGGCTTTCCTCCAGATGGTGCATGGCTCGATCATCGAGCGTATGGTCTAAATCGCTGAACGCTTCGGTGAACGCAATATAGCCTCTCGGGTTGCACACGTTCCATGATGCGCCGGGGCCGGCAAAATGGTATCCCTTGTCCAAAAATACCGTGCGCGCAGTAAACGGATGCGTGACCCGATAGATCATGGTTTCCCGCCGCTTGCTGATAGGAATCACTTCCTGCAACCCGTAATCATGAGCCAGTTTTATACCAAGATCCATGTCTTGCGGCCGCTTCAGCGGTGACGTGGGAAGGATAGTTACCGCCGTGTTAAACTCTTCGCCGTATTCCATGAGGAGTTCCTTCATCGCATGCCGATATGGGCGATTGGCCGAAACAAGATCGGCGTCGTGCCATTCGGGCCGCCGGATAACCTCGGCTCCATATTCCCGAGAAACGGCTGCTATTTCGTCGTCGTCCGTGCTTACGTACACCCAATCGATACGATGCGAACACTTTGCCTGAACGATTGACCAGGCGATGAGCGGATGCTCGCAGAACCGCAATACGTTTTTCCTCGGCAACCGCTTGCTTCCTCCGCGCCCGATAATGATTGCTATTGTCATGTTGTTGTCCTCCCATTGCCGCTGTGGCGACGGCCGCAATGACTATTTTATTCTTCTTTTTTCGGTCTTCCCGGCTTCGACTTTTCCGTTTTGTCGAATTCCGCTTTTTCATTTGCTCGCGTAACATTGACGATTGACCCGCAATGCGGACACTCGAAGAACGGAGCATAGATCGGCGTTTCTTCCCAGTTGTGAATATCGCTCGCCACGCCACACGCGCGGCACAGCCACATTCCCTTGATATGAATTTTTCGTGCCATTAGTCTTTTACCCCCTGAATGGTCTGCGTGAAATATTTGTTGGCGACCAAAAAGATCGCCAGGATAGGCAGCAACAGAATGCAGCCGGCGGCCATGGATTGTCCGATAGGATTCAGGTTTCCCATATCCGCCCCGCCGCGTTTCATGATTGTTTTTGTGAGCCCGACAATCAGCGTATATTTTTTTTCGTCCTGCAATATAAGCATTTGCCATATATAATCACCGAGCGCTGCAATGCCCGAGAATAGCGCAATCGTAGCGATGATCGGCCGGGCGACCGGAACGATAATGTTTGCTAATACTTGCGTTTCGCTCGCACCGTCGATGCGCGCCGATTCTATGTATTGCTTGGGGATGCTTTCGAAATACGTTCGGGCCAGGTAGAAATTGATTGGCGATGCGATTACGGGAAGCACAGCAGCAATCATGGTGCCGGACAATTTCAAGCGATTGATTACTACGAACAGCGGCACGATTGCTGAAATCCTCGGGACCATAATGCCCATAAGCAAAAGCATCCACAGAACCCGCTTCAGCGGAAATCGATATGCCGAAAACGCATACCCGGCACCGGCCGCCACGATTACAGACAACACTACGACGCAGGCGACAACGAACACGCTATTGAATGCCCACCTGACCACGCCGTCAGTTGATAGCAATTTTCGGTAATTCTCAAGCGTTGGGTGTAGTGGCAGCGGCCTCGGCGGCATAATAAATACGCCATGTATGTCTTGGAAGCTGCCGATAACCATGAAATACGGCGGGACGAGGAGCAGCACCGCCGCTATTAAGATAATTATTTTTGACATAAGTCAGAAACCAGGCGCTGGACTTCTTCTTTGCCCCGCGCTTCGAGTAAAAGCGTATGGTCTCCAAATATAAGTTCTATTCCCCACGTCGGTGTAAAACTAGAAGAATTTTTTCTCTCGCGAGCGATGATGTAGCATATCTGTTCCGGATTCACCCAGATTTTTTCTTGTTCGGCATTGCCGAATAATTCTATGTTTACAAGTTTCATATAGCTATCCTCCTATTGCCTGTTCTATCCTTTTTTTCCCGATTGTCATTGCAGCCGTCACCAGCAATAGCATGATTGCTTGCGCGCTTGCATAGCCAAACCGCCCGAAAACAAACGCTTCACGGTATATGTGAAACGTAACGCTTGCCGAGTATTCATATGGAGCCAGCACATAGATCGTTTCGAAGACTTGCGCGGCTGCAATCATAGCCATAAGGGATACCATGGCTATGGCCGGCCACATGAGAGGACGAACAATCCGTCGCTTTATTTGCCCCCACGTGGCGCCGTCAATCGTTGCCGCATCATATAGCGCCGGGTCGATAGACAACACATAGGCAAGTAGGATTATGACCGTTCCGCCCCATGCGGAAACAACGACCACAAGAGAGACCGCCGGGATCGCAGTGATTCCTTGCGCGAACCAATAAATCGGATCGACGCCGAAAAATGACAGAATCCAGTTGATCGGCCCACGCGCATGGAACACCCATCGCCAGACCTGAGCAATAATAACTCCCGCCGCCAGGACCGGCACGTAGAACGATATCCTGATAAAATCATGCCACCGTTTTTTTAGCGTAAACGCTATCAACACAATTCCCGTTGAAACGACCATATTGGCAGCAACCATGATTGCCATGTAGCAAAACGAGTTTCCCCATGAACGCAAAAATACCGTGTTGTGAAACATATTGCGATAGTTGAGCAGGCCCACGCTCGAGGTAGTTATGAAATTCGTTTTGAGCGTCGAATAGCGAACGAGTTCCCCTATTGGCCATAGCAAAAAAAGCGCTACGGCCAGAACTGCCGGAAAAAGCAGGAGATATTTCATCTGCGTCCACCGGGAATTGAACCCGGTTGCCACGAATGTTGCGGCAGCACGAGCGGACGCGGGAATGGCGGGAAGACTGTCCCGCCGACAGATTACTTGAGCGCTTCGTTTAGCGCTTTTTCATATTCGGCGATACTTTCCTGGGGGGTATTTTTGAGATTGAGCACTTTTTGAAGGATTGAATAGTGCTGCGGTCTGGTAGCGCCGAATTTTTCATTGGTAAGCCCGACATCAAAAATGCCGTTCTCTGCGACAATATCGGCAATCTGCGCGGTCCACGGGTCGCCAGGCTTTGCCGTCACATCGGTCCTGGTGGGAAGCACGGAATTGAGCAAAACCTCCGCGGTCTGAATCTTTGCACCGTTCAGGTATTCTGCGAACCGCGCGGCAATCGGGTCGGCCGCTGATCCGCTCTTGTGCACGACAATTGCGCCGTTCATGTAGTACGTGGGAACTCGATTGACACCTTCCGCACGGGGGAACGGCACGAACTTGTATTCGAACGGCTCCTTTATTTCTCCGTTGTCGATCAATACCTTGAAATAATGCTTTGTCCATGATTGGAAAAACGCCGTAGCTGCGAGATTCCCCCGCGCCCAATCGAGAACGTAGTCGTCGTCAACCTGCGTTGCTGCGTCCTGGCGTATGTACCCGTTTTTCATAAGCGTCTGGAAAAATGCGTGCACCTGTGCGCCTCCGGTATCCCGAATGACTGTGTGCGAGTAATCTCCTGGATCATAGTACCGGCACCCGAAGGCAGCGAACCAGTTGTTGATCAAGTAGTCACCGCTTTGATTGCCGGCAAACATGCCCGTGGCCCATTTCTCGCCATTGTATTTTTGCTTTACGAGCTCGGCCATTTCCAGAAAATCGGCAATCGTCCAGTTGTCGGGAACTTCGTAGCCGATGTCTTTCATCATGTCCAGATTAATAGCCATGCCTTGAGCACTTCCCGGTTGCGGCAATGCCAATAGATCACCATTGCGCCGGTATGGTGCCAGGGTATCCTCCGGATATTTCGCGAGGTCTCTCACGTACTCGTCAAGGGGCAACGCAAAGTCCGGTGTGATATACGTAGAGCTGCGAACCAGCGTGTCCATGTAGACGTTCGGTGCTTTCCCCGCGGCAAGAAACGTCGTCATTGTCAGTTGCGATCCGTCCGACAGATCGACCTGCATACCACGCATAACAGCTTCCGGGAAATCTTTTTTTACCTGTTCGAATGCCCAACCGACATTGGTCCATTCGGTAGCAGTTCCTTTGTCATACGTCCCTATGCCCGAATAGAGGACGGAAAACTCAATCGGTTCCGGTCCGTCATTTGGATCGGACTGCCCAGTTGCATAGAGCGAAAAACAAAGAAATGCCATAATGAGAAATACAAAAATGTGCTTCATAATAGCCTCCTGGCAATAGGATACCCGAGGGATATATGCGAAGTCCTCTAGGAAAGTTCATTTTTTTCAATTTTGCGGATAGCCCACGGAAAGCGCTTGAAAATACGCGTGGTGGAAGTCCGCAACGACTTTCATGCCGGATTGGTTGGGTTCGAGCCGATCACCGTCTTTTTCGATAAAAAAATCACGTTTTCTTGCGCTTTGACGTCAACTTTTACAAGCGTTTTCCACGTATGCCCGGCATGAGTAAACAGGTAGTAAAAATACGGAATGTTCATCCGGCGATTATCTCCTGCACCCGGCGCACGGAAAGCCCGAATTCTTGTGCGCATTCGTTGTACGCCGACATACACGTGCCACCGGCTTTTAGGGCATGGGAAAAAAGTGTTACGATTTTTTCATTTCGTAACACTTCCGGCGGCCGGAGTGGAATATACAGCGTCGTGCCGCCGAATTCCCGGCAAAGGCGCTCCATTGCTTCGCGCCCAATTGTTTCCAAAATTGATTCAGCAGTAGTCATTCCTCCACCTCCGGCAACGGCAGCCAGCGATTCAGTGTGTATGCAAGTCCTTTTTTTGCACCTCAAACGGTAGCAAGTCCACGATATCGGCGAGGCTTTTCACCGCCCCAGCCCTCGGCCATGAGTCTGCTATGGCCCATGTCCTAGCAGCCTTTGTGCTCCGGCTCTTCGGGTAGTATTTCTAGCCAGTCGGGGTGCCAAGACACGGGGCGCCAAGGTGTGTTGTCTGTATCTTGGAAGTAATGTGCTTTGCCGGTATACTCTACAACCTCAATAATCCCTCCGACATGTGCCGTGTGGTACGATGTCCACCAACAGCCCCCTACTGATACCGTATACACTTGACTAAGTCCTGCCTTCTCCGCCCATATCTTGGGCATGTCCTTAACTCGTGCTTTCACCACAACCCTCCTTGCGCTTTTTGAATAAAAATTGAATTGTTGCCGGTCCTATGTCGAGGACAAGCATGATCCTGGAATCCCATCGCTTGTCCACAGATATTCCGAAAAGAAGCTGCCAGTTGATCCATGCTTTTATTTCCACAACTGATCCCCTTGCATGTCAATATGGATGGCATGGTACGCCATGGTCAAGCGCTTTCGGCAAATTTCCCGCATTTCAAACACTGGTCGCCGGTGTGCGTATTTTTATGTCCGCACGATGCACATATCCAGAACGGCAGACTGCTGGGTGGCGTGGTTTCTTTTCTGCGATTGTATTCCAATAAGTACCGATCGAAATTGTCAAACTTAAATAGCGTTGCCGGGCGGAGAAAATCCTCAAGTCGCTTTCCGTCGCTCGTGGTCTTCCCCGTCCAATGTGCTTTTTTGATAGCAATCACGTGCTTCATATCGTCTTCCGAATACCCGCCGGACTGCAACGCGCCGATGAGAGCTCGTGTCTCGCGATCATTGGGAGAAAACGGTTTTCCGGTCTCTTTTGACAAATATTCAACAACAGACAAAACAACAGAAGAAGGCCCCGAGTTATCCACAGAGTTATCCACAGCCGCTTCATCTGTGACTTCCCAACCGTCACTTCTAGTTCTAGTATCAAATTCAGTATCAGAATCAGAATAGTTCGAATCATATGTATAGGGTATGGATATCTTATCGTAAGTTATGGATAGGGTATCCATAGGGTACTGATATCCTATGGCGCAAAGTTTCGATAATAGAGGTTTTGGCAATTCATAGAGGATATTTTCAATTCCCTCCTTGATTTTTGACCGTTGTCGCCATTTCTGGTGTTTCGGCCAGTTGGGAATCACGATCCATTCATCGTCAACGTAATGTGCTTTATTTTTTGCTCGAAATTGTTCGAGCATCGGGTTTAACGACCGTTCATCTATGCCTGTATCAAAAGAGATACGATCGCGTGTGATTTTATATACACCTGCAATGTTGGTCAGCGGGTTGGTCAACAGGTAAAGATACAGATAGCGCGCCAGCGGATCGATGGTCCTGATCCAGGCGTCCTCCCAAAACGACGTAGAAATATAGCGTTGCGTTGCCATGGCTCCCCCTGTAACGCAAAAAAAGCCGCAAACCGACACGTGCCGAACCGGCGCACCAAATAGTCGGCGCACCCACGTGTCGATTTACGGCTCTCATGTAATATTGCATGGATTCGGGCATGCAATCATATGACAATATACATCATCGTTTA